ATCTATATATCCGAGACCCTTATATTGCGGTTAATCCTGAGACCCGTGAGGCGGTTATCCCCGCACTTATACAGGAGCAGGCGATTAATAGTGACTGGAAACGGTTAAAACTTAAACGTGAGACGCAGAAGTCTCTTGAGGATGCTATTGTGGTTGGGCGTGGCTGGATAAAGATCGGGTATGAGGCGAAAGGTGATGAGATCGGATATATAGAGGAGGAGGATTTATGGGGTATCTATGTCCCGTGGCGAAATGTGTTATATGACCCGCAATGTATTGACCCGCCAAACGATGCACGCTGGGTTTGTCATTATTATAAACGCAGTATTGAATGGCTCGAACAGAAATATGAAGGGAAATCTTTCAGGTCAACACTCGCTATAGATGATAATAATAAGGAAATTAAACATGATATGACCTCATCAGATACCGAATATGCGTACGTGTATGAGGTATATGATAAGGATACGGGGTATAAACTTGTCTGGAGTGATGGGTATGATGATGATTTTTTAGAGAAAATCCCGCCTGTTGAGAAGGGATGTATAGGGAAATATAAAATCAAAGGGTTCCCGCTGTACATGTTGAAATTCACTAATAAATGCGGTAAGAAAGATAACTTCCCGCTCTCGTACGTAGAGGTACAGGAACCGCAGATACTCGAGAAGATTAAGGTGCGTAGTATGCAGCTCAATCATATTAAGAGACATTCACGGCAGGTCTTTTATAAAGAAGGTACCATGAAACCAGAAGAGATGGAGAAGTATGAACTTGGGGTTGATGGGGCGCTGATTGCGTATACCGGTGATGTTCCTCCGCATCCTGCCAGCTATCCGCAGATGCAGACCGAGATATATGCTATCGAGGACCGGAACGAGATGGATAAGGATAAGATTACAGGGTTCCCGGCAGTAGATTTCGGCGGATCAACACAGACGAAATCCCGTACTCTGGGTGAGCTGCGTGGTATTCAGGCAGGGGCAGGGAACCGTAAGGTGCGTAAGACCGATCAGGTTGAGGATTTCTGTGAAGATATTGCAAAGGGTCTGATAGGGTTGCAGCGGCAGACGTACGATACTGATCGATATACCAAAATCATGGGTGCAGTACCGGAATCGTTCCTTAAACATTTAGCTGATAAGGGTAAGTATGATGGCGTATCTATTAAGTTTAATAAGGAAGATATTCAGTGTGATTATGAACTCGATATCAAAATCGGGTCAAGTATCCCGTTAAATAAGGAAAACCGATTATCAATGGTTATGCAACTATTGAAATTTAATCAGGCGTTAGGGTTAATACCCGGTAGTAACGCTGTTAATACGCTTGGCAGGGTAGTGTTCAGGGATATAGATATCGAGGAGCTGGAAGCTGCATATGAGGCTGACCTGGTTGCACAGGAGCAGGCTAAGAACGCACCGCCCGACCCCATGACACAGTTAAAGATCGCTAAAGAGAAGCAGGGACTTGCATTAGGGGCAAGCGATAAACAACTCAAAGATGTGCGTGTACAGAGTAAGAAACTCGATATGGTAGAGAAATCGTTAGAGATGGCTGCACCACAGGAGCAGAAGGGGAGTGAGAAATGATCTGTAGCACCTGTAATAAGGTATGTAGTAGAATTAAAATTGAATATTATAATAATAAGAAATATGAATATTGCAATAAATGTGCCAACATTGCACCCGTGAGCGTACCGGACGTGTATTTCAAGGGTGCATACCGTGACGAGCATCTTGCTAATGATAAACATCCTGACGGTGTGTTTATTGAAAGTAAAGCTCATAAGAAGCGTATTATGCAGGAGATGGGACTGTGTGAGGCGGGTGATAGGGTACATGGTGCACGTACACGGTATGAGAAAGGATTCGGTGAACGGGGGAGAAAATAGATGAAAGGGAGACTAATATGATAGAGTTTAACCCTGCTAATACAGAAACTGACGATGATGACGATACGATTACTATTGCCCTGACAATATCACGTAAAGGTAAACCTAAAAGTGATAAACCATCTGACAGGGCTGTGGAGCTTGCTAATACGATTTCTAAAGATAATATTTTAATACCATCCCCTTCGGGTTAAAAATTTTAAATTTACGAGGTGACACACAATGACAGATCAAGATAACATGACCAATGAAGTGGTTGATAACCAGACCGACCTTACAATCGAGGAGACGCCTGTATCAGGGGAGGAACAAACACCGTCCCAAGATACTCAAGAATCCACGACTGAGGAGACAATCGAACAGCCTGACCAACCCGCACAACCGGAGTTTAGTGACCCTAATATGCAGGCTCGGTTTACCGAGAGGATGACTGAGCTAAAACGACAGGAAGATGAGTTTAACGCTAATAAATCAGGATTTGAAACTAAGTCACAGGCGTTTGACCGGCTTGCTCAAATTCCCGAGTTCCGGAAATGGTATAAGGAATATTCAGGGAATGGTAAGACGGAGGAGCCTGAACCGGTACTGAGCGATGAGGCGTTCTATGAGATTACTCAGGATAAGGATAAACTTATACAGTTTATCGGACAGCAGGCAGAGAAAAAGGTACAGAAACTTATTCAGCCAAGGCTTGAGAGTATGGAGAAGAAATATGATACTGATCGGTTTGCGGGTGAGATTGATGCGTTCGCATCCAGCCCGGGGCATGAAGATTTCTGGGACCTTGATCAGGCTGGGAAGATTAAACCTATTCTGAAAATGTTCGGTGGATTGAAGGTATCCGCACTTGAGAAACTCGATATGGCGTACAAGTTGTCTAAGTATCCTGATATACAGAAGGAAGCTATTGTGAAAGCTCATCAGAGGGCAGAGGAGAAGAAACAGTTATCAGGTGATAAGGGCGTATCTAATGAGGCTGCTATTAAGAAGTCGACGAAAGGTATGTCCATGGAGGAATTTGTTGAGCATGAAATGAAAACTAAGGGTCTTAGTTTTCAATATTAAATCTTAGGAGGATACAAGTATAATGAATACACTATTAACATGGGGACATCCTGCAACGGATACTCTGTTGGCAACCACGACACATCACTGGTTGGAGACGGAAGCAACCGAGCAGGTGTTTAACCAGACACCGCTTTTGAAGAAGCTCAAAAGTAAAGCAAGAATGATTAATGGCGGAGCGAGTGGGCTTGTGCCATTGATGATTGAGGAGAACTCTACTGCTACGTGGTATTCCGGGTATGATACCATTGATATTACACCACAGGAAGGGTTCACCAATTCCCAGCCCGTCTGGAAGAATCTTGCTGATTCTATTTCTATATCAGGGGATGAGTTCAGACGTAATAACGGGAAGGATAAAGTTATTGATATCCTGCGAGGGAAGACTGTACAGGCTAAGTTGTCTTTGAACGCACAGTTGACAACTGCTCTGTTTGCGGCAGCACAGGGTTCAAAGGCTATTATGCCATTGGCGCTGATGGTAGATGCAACATCAAGTATACAGGATATTAACTCCACAACTTACAGTTTCTGGCAGGCGGATGTTAATGCTTCTGGTAGTTTCGCTGGGCAGGGTCTTGATGATATGAGAACTCTGTACACGGATATTGGGATGAGAAGTCCTGCTACCAATGTCGATACCATTGTTTCAACCTCAACAGTGTATAACTACTATGAGAAGTCTCTCCAGCCGCAAGCACGGTACTCTTCAATGTCGTCTGCGGATGCTTCGTTTGAGAGTCTTAGGTTCAAGGCATCAGATGTGTTCTATGACAGTCAGTGTACGAGTGGTGTGATGTATATGTTCCCATCACAGCATCTCTACTTTGTCATTAATACAAATGCTGACATGACACCTACTGAGTATGTTAAACCTGCTAACCAGGATGCACGAGTTGCTCAGGTGGTTATAATGTTGATGTTTGTTACCAATGCAAGAAGGAAACTTGGGAAGTTGACAGGTATTTCTGCGTAAACTATAACGGAGGTATGAATCATGGCTGTAATTACTGCTGCTTCAACACACTCGGCTCAAGGGATTTTACAGGCGTTCAAATTCGCTGCAATTGGCGATGGAGATACGTTTGAGGGTCCTGAAGCACCGAAGGCGTATTGGGCTGTATCAACTGCCGATCCAACAACTAATACTTCTGCCGGAATTAACGTAAGTGAATCTGGTGGGACGTATACGTTTTTTCCGGGGGTTGCTACACTAACCGGTACGCTTATTATTTTTTCGTAAAACTAATCAATCTAGGAGGATTGTATCAATGCAAATAGCACAGTTAATTAGAGAAGATCCTGAAAAGGTTCTTATTAATGTTAAGAATAACGAAGGAAGTACAATCGCCGTAGGTAATATTATGGAGATTGACCTTGATAGTGGTGATGGTATCCTTGTTGAGGAGTGTGATGCTGCACTGACACCGCTTGTTGCGGGTGTGGCAACTGAGGCTGCTACTGATGGGTCGTATTTCCTTATGCAGACTTACGGTTATTGTGCGACAGTGTTGACAGCTTCCACTATTACCGCTGGTTTGGCAATCGCTGCCGATACGAGTGGTAAGGTGACAACTGCTACGGCAACATCAGCGGCAACGAACCATCTGTCAATCTGCGGAGCAGTTATTGCAGTGACCGATACCAATAGTGCTGCATGTTTTCTTCGTTTAATGTAGTCTCCCCCACAGGTAGTGTGTGATGTGGGATGTGAAAAATGGGGGAGAGATTAGTTTGGTCGGTGATAATCTCTCCCCCTGTAACGAAAAGGTTAATAATGCACAGATTTCATAAACAGGCAAAGTGGTTAAAGGAGAAATCTATCAGTACGACAGAAAACTGGACTTCTGAGAAGGAGATGGGTGATTTCCTGTACGGATTGGTGCTTGCAGTAAAACCACGTACTGTCCTGGAGACGGGGACATATACAGGATTTACTACTCATGCCATTGCACAGGGATTGAAATATAACGGGTTTGGGAATATTGATACGGTTGATATTAAGGATTGGGGTATACTCGACGATAGGTTAATCCGTGGTGGTGTGCAGGATTATGTTACACAGTATCTCGATAGCAGTATTACATGGCTGTGTAATAATCGACATAGGCGATATGATATTATTTTCTGTGACGATTATCATTCTGATGAGTATTTGAGTAGAGAGATTAATTTATTGGATGATGTCTTGAATGGGTATGGATACATAGTGTTCCATGATACTTTCAAGACAAAGACTTTTGATCTTGGTAAGGTTGTTAAGGATTGGTGTAAGGAGAAGGAATATAATTATATTGAGCTTCTGACATATCATGGAGCTATAATTGTTCAGAAAGGATTACTGTAATGTATTCTAAAAAAGCGAAGGTGTTAATTGGTACCCCGAGCTATACGGCTCAGTGTAGTATCGAATTTGCAATATCTATGGGGATGTACCTGTCACGGTTTACGAAGAATCATCCTGATATCGAATTTGCTTGGATTGGCGTGCCACGGACGTTTGTACATACGGCACGTAATATTATAGCTGATATCGGGTTCAATCAGGGGTTTACGCACGTGTGGTGGGTGGATGATGATTGTATACTGCCGGAGGATAAGGATAATAAAATTGATATATTGTATAGGCTGCTGTCACATGATGTTGATATTGTTATTACTCCATACTTCTTGAGAGCACCTAAACAGGGTCATGCGTGTGGGGTACTGAGAAGTCCTGATCTTGATGATCCGAAACAGTATTATAATTTAAAGACGACAGATTTACATAAGGGATTGGTTGAGGTTGACGGTGGTGGGACGCATTGTATGTTATGTAAAATCGATACGTTCGTGAGGGTTGATGCACCGCCGTTTGCATTACCTGTACAGGGTGGAACTGAGGATATGTATTTCTGTGTACATGCTAAGAAGGCAGGAATTAAAATATATTGTGATACGGATATTGAAGTGGGGCATATCGGGTATTCTCCCATTATAACGCATAAGGATGCTGATAAATATGAGCGGGAACAAGAAGAACAATGTAAAATCGATAAAGTTATATAGATGCAGGAAATGTAGACGGTTGTTTATACATGAAGACCCCTGCTGCACGAAATGTTGGAGTAGAGAATTTACCGGGTCAGGTAGAGTTGGGAAGTTTGAAGAGATTCATTATAGACTACGATTATTAATAAGGGAGGTTCATAAATGGCTATTGGTGCTGGCAAGACGAAGAAAATAGCGGCGAGCGGTGTTATATCTACTGCTGGGAAGTCAGCTATTGTAAGGGCTATTACATTATTGAGCGGGACGGCAGATTGCTCAATTATTATTGAGGATGGGGGTTCAGGTGGGACAGAGAAATGGAAATTGTCTCTTGACGGGACAACTGCTGCTGGGGAGACTGCTACATCTGTTGCTTTTGGTGATACCGGGATTCTCTGTGAGACAGACGCTTATGGTACTCTTACCGGAGCTGCTGCTATTGCTTACATACTATACGATGAGATAGAGGCATAGATGGAATATGATATTAAGAGTTTTGCACGACGGAGTAATGTCAATACGACAGGGGCTTATTATTTGATTTATGATAGATATATCAACACTACAGGTATTATGATTAAACGCATAAAAAACCATACCTAGATAAGGATACATAAAAGTGATAGTTTCATGCATTACGCATGGGTTGTACCATGAGTTACATACGCTTAAACAGGGGAAGTTATGTAAACCACGCATGGCAGTCATTGAATCATCAAGCGGGTGTAATCAGAGTTGTAATTATTGTTTTTTTAGAGATAGGCATGATGATGGTGGATTGAGTGTTCAGAGTATGATAGATATTCTCGACCAGTTATATGATTATGGTGTGAGAGCAGTTGAATGGGGTGGTAGTGGTGAACCACTTGTTAATAGCGGAATTATGAAGGCGATTGAGCATGGTGCTAAGATAGGGATGAGACAGGGGATGTTGACTAATGGGATACTATTTCGTGATAGTATGCTAGAACAGTTCCTGAGAGCCGGTACATATGTACGATTTAATCTCGATACGGTTGATAGGGAACTATATACCAAGATACATGGTAAGGATGACCTTGAGATGGTTCTGGGAAATTTCGAGGAGGCGATTAGGTATAAGAAGAAATATCGTTATAATTGTCAGATATCTATTAAGATAGGATTGTTTGATGGTGTTACATATGACCTGATTGAAGATGTGGTGAAGTATCTTGCAGGGAAACCGTTTTATAGTTTGCAGGTTAAGAATCTATGGAATGAAACAGGCAGATATTATAACGAGACTATTACAAAACAGGAACTGTCTAAACGGATACATTTCAACGGGACGAAACTCTTTAAGAAAATACGGTACAGGACACCCATGCGAGAACAATGCTGGGTCACTCCTGTACAGACATATATACGGGCTAATGGTGATGTGATGCTCTGCCCATACTGGATGTATAGGGATAAAAACCACCGTATTGGTAATATATTCGAGAAACCGTTCCGGCATATATGGGGTGGTGCAGAGCATAGGGATAAGATTGCAAAGATTAAAACGTATGAGTGTATGAAACATGATTGCCGATACATGGCAATTATGCGGTCAGCACGATATTATTTTAAAATGGGTGAATGGTGCTTTTCATAGCATCAAAAAACACAAAAGGAGGATGTAATGTATTTGATTTTGGCAGGTGGATTTTGGAACGCTTACAGGAAAGCATTTGGCAGGATTCCGTTTACGGATGATTCGGAAGGTGCACGGTTGGCAGATTGTATTATTAAAATTGAAGGGTTGCCTGAATCTATGTTAGCACCGATTGATAAGGAGTATCGTGATAAGTACTGGTGCGGTACGTGTGAGAAACCTATTCCTAGCTGGGAGATGGAACAGAAATACGGTTGTTATAATCATAAAGTTGTAACTCATAGTACAGAAGTTCCCGTATATCCTGCTCAGGCATATGAACCATATACTATCCCACGGTTTAAATGGCTTAGTCCCATGATGAGGATATGGGTTAATAACGTGCAGGGGCTTGATAAGTTTAAACAAATATGGAGATATGTAGAGTCTAAGTATCCTGCGACGAAACTTCCTCCATTACCGAAACCTGTGGGGAATAAGAAGGAATGGACAATATTTGCACCTGAAGATATTGATGTTATATATCTTAATGGACTTGATAAGGATGAATTACCACAACCACAAAGTATTGCTGAAGTTCATAGTGAATCTGAGTTGGTGAAACCTAGAACTAAGAAAAATAAACGGAACTTTCCTATAGTGAAGTGTGATATTTGTGGCAAGGAATGTAAGGGGAATGGTATTCTTTCACTGCATAAGAAACAATATCATAAAGTAGAAAAGGAGCCAGTAGCATGACTTTTATCCAGCCGGTTGAAGGATTAACACTTGCGTATGGTCTTATATTAACTGAGTATGACGCATCAGATGACCTTTTATATTTTGGGTATTATAAGAGTCCTGATGCTGCAACGAGTGATGATGGATGTATTATAGTTAAATATAAATGGAACGCAGTTGGGGATTTTGAAAAGTCACAAAAGTTTATTGGTGCGTGGGATGATAGAGCAGGGTTCTCATGGAACTTTTAAGTGTTATTATCCCGACGAGAAATGAACAGTTCTTAAAAAAGACCGTGGCGGATGTGTTCGATAAGGCTGAAGGTAAGATTGAGGTCATTGTTAGCCTTGACGGGTATTGGACAGATACAGATTCACGTTGCCATGTTGTCCATTGTGGTGAACCGTATGGGATGAGATGGGCTATTAATTCAGCAGTGAGGATTGCACGAGGCGAGTATATCTTAAAAACGGATGCTCACTGTATGTTTGATAAAGGGTTTGATGTAAAACTCATTAAGGATTGTCGGGATAAGTGTGTTTGTGTTCCCACAAGAAAACGATTAGATGCAGAGAGTTGGAGTGTGCAGGCGGGTAAGCCAGATATTGATTATATGTATCTATCTTATCCTGACGATTCTAATGATTTCGGTGGTGCGGGGTTGCATGGTAGAGAATGGAGACAAAAGAATACTGAGCAGAGTTTAAAGAATGATAAGATTGTTGATTTGATGAGTTTTCAAGGGTCATGCTGGATGATGAAGAAGGCTTATTTCCATGAACTTGAACTGATGGATGATGATAATTATGGTAGTTTCTGGAAAGAGGCACAGGAGATAGGTCTGAAAGCATGGCTTAGTGGTGGAAGAGTAATACGTAATAAGAATACATGGTATGCACATTTGCATAAAGGGAAGAAATATGGGAGAGGTTATTTCCTTGATAAGAGAACAACGAAAAGAGCCAATGATTATACTAATAAATGGCTCACAGGAGATGCGTGGGATAAACAGACACTCCCGTTTAGTTGGTTGATTAAGAAGTTCAGTCCAGTACCAGAGTGGGATAATGAGAGAATATCTAAACAATCTTTACAAGAAAAGTAATCAGGTTTCACCAGTGAGACTTGCAGGGTTTAAAAGGGCTAACCTGATTAAATTGTTAGCGAAATATAATTACAATATAGGTGCTGAGATAGGTGTTGCAGAAGGGAAGTTCTCGGAGTATATGTGTAAAACTATACCCGATATAAGTTTATTAGCAATAGATACATGGAAGGTTGGAGACGATGCGAGAAGTAAACAGGTGGGGCAGAAACTTGCTAACCAAAGATATCAAGAAGCACAAAAACGATTGGAACCGCATAATTGCAGACTTGTTAAAGAGACGTCAGTTGAAGCCTCACGATGCGTGGTTAGAGAATCGTTAGATTTCGTTTATATAGACGGATGCCATGAGTTTGACTATGTAATGGAGGATTTGATTACTTGGAGTCGGAGAGTTAAACATGATGGTATAGTGGCAGGACATGATTTCTATTCGTTCCGTAACGCAGGAATCGTACAGGCGGTTTATACATATACATATATGCACGGTATACATGAATGGTTCATTACAGATGAACGCACACCATCTTTCTTCTGGATAAAACAATGAAATCACTGAGTGTACTTATCGCATCACGAAATGAAATGTTTCTACAAAATACTGTAGAAGATGTATTAAGGAATATAAGGGGTAATACGGAAATTATAGTAGTGCTTGATGGTTCATGGGCTGACCCGCCATTGAAACAGGATAAGAGATTAATAGTCATATATCACCCTAAATCTATTGGACAGAGGGCTTGTATCAATGATGCTGCAAGAGTATCAAGAGCTAAGTACATTATGAAACTCGATGCACATTGCTCGGTTGATGAAGGGTTTGATGTTAAGATGATTAATGATATGCAGGACGATTGGACTATGGTTCCTAAGATGTATAATCTTCATGTATTTGATTGGATATGCGGATGTGGATATAGAGAATATCAGGGGAGGTCACGTCCATGCCCTAAATGTAATGGAAAGATGATAAGAGATATTAAATGGTATGCGAAACCTAGTCCTGAAACTACTGCCATGCGATTTGATAAGGATTTAAAGTTTGCATATTGGGGGAAATATAAGGATAGACAGTCGGGAAATTTAGTTGAAACTATGAGTATCTTAGGTGCATGTTTCATGCTCACAAGAAAGAAATTCTTTGAACTAAATATCTGTGATGAATCTCATGGAGGGTGGGGACAGATGGGTACTGAGGTTGCATGTGCAACATGGCTCAGTGGCGGTAAATTGATTGTGAATAAAAACACATGGTTTGCTCACTGTTTTAGAACTCAAGGGGGAGATTTTGGGTTTCCTTATTTTCTGTCTCAGAAAGATGTTAATAAGGCAAGAAAATATAGCAAGGATTTATGGTTCAATAATAAACATCCTCGACAAATACATAAGCTATCATGGCTTATTAATAAGTTTGCACCCGTACCAGGTTGGGAAGTTACAAAAGGTGCGGTATATTACACAGATAACAGGCTAGACCCTAAGATAATGGAACAATGCCAGGCTACCATTAAGCTCAAAACGGTCAGTGTTTCGCTCAAAAAGCTCGATTTTGGAACGAATATAGTCTTACCCTTGTCCAGGGGCTACTTGACCATGTTTATGCAGATTTTGAGGGGTTTAGAGGCTATGGACAGCGACGTTGTGTACCTGTGTGAGCATGACATAATGTATCATCCCAGCCATTTTGACTTCATACCAGTTAAAAAGGACGTATTTTATTACAACACCAATGTCTGGAAGCTAGATTACAGGACTGGCAAGACCTTACATTATGACTGCCAACAGACGTCCGGCTTATGCGCTTACAGAGGCCTCTTGATCGAACATTATCGTAAAAGGGTAGATATGGTCAAGAAGCATGGATTTAACCGTAGAATGGGCTTTGAGCCGGGCACACACAGCCGTAGCGAGCGTGTAGACGACTATAAGGCTGAGAGCTGGCAGTCTAAAAGCCCAAACATAGATATTAGGCATGAATATAACCTTACACCAAGCCGGTGGAACAAGGATGAGTTCAGGAACCAGAAATATACGCAAGGCTGGATTGAGTCTGAATATATCCCGAATTGGGGTAAAGGTTCAGAACTGATATATAAATTTAACTAGGGAGGGAATTATGGCGACTTACACAGAATTGGTAGGGTTTTACGGGACAAGTGATTTTGATGCTTTGAGGAACAAGATTAAGGTAGCAATCACGATTAAATGTAAGGCTATTGCAGATGTGGGCAGTCCTACAGCAGCACAGAAGGAGTACATACAAAGTGCGATTGCAAATCCGCAGAGTAGCGCAAACACAGTAGTTAATTATGTACTGGCAGCAAATAACGGTCAATCTATTGCAAATATCAATGCGGCTTCAGATGCGTCTATACAGACCAATGTTGACAGTGCGATAGATGAATTGTTAACAATATAAGGAGGACTTAAATGGCAAACGAACAAAAGATGGCTTTTGCGAGTGCGACCACTGTAATCTCGCTCACAGCCTCGGTAACAGACGACAATATTGGCGGTGGGACAACGGAATTAGATAACTCAACTGATCTATATCCGTTGGCGATTGCAGTATTTAACAATCCTGATACTTTTGGTGCAGCTCCCGATGACAGGTCAACAGTAGACTTGTACATGGTAAGAAATGACACTGATGGTACGGATGATGACACATCTGCTCCTACAGGTACAGATGTTGAGGGTGCAGAGCTTGTAGGTAGCTTTGTGATTTATGATGCTGATGAGGAGCAACGTAATTCGTTTACGTTTTCTCTGCTTGGTGTGAAGAAAGCAGATTTCTATATCAAGAACAATACAGGTCAATCAATAGTTTATTCAAGTGGTGCAATAACTGTGAAGGTAACTCCGTTCACTATAGGTACATAATATGTTGGATAAGTATTTCCTCAAAAACAAACTCCATAAACCCATCACACCATTCTATATTGATAGAAGCCACAATCTATCGAAGGGTCTTGTCGGCTGGTGGCTATTTAATGAGGGTGCGTATGATGTTGTACACGATATTACAGGCAATGGGAATCATGGCGACACAGTAGGTATAACTTGGGCACAAGGGTGGATAGGTTCTGAATTTGGACATGCTTTACGAGCTGAGTCTGGTGATTATGTAGAAACCCCATCGGCAGTTGAGCATAATATCGGTGCTGGTGATTTCTCGTTTGTTATAAAGATGAAACGAATATCTGATACTGGTGTTAGTTATCAGGGTATGTTTGATAATGGCACATATGCACCTTGTATGTACACAGAAGTAAACAGTACGAACCATTGGGGTCTTTATTGGACTGCTACTATGTGTGAGGCTGCAATAGGTATTCCTCTAGACAAATGGGTTACCTTGTTTATGGTTAGGCGTGGTACAACAGTTTACTTGTATCAGGATGCTGTTCAGGATGCAAATACATTTACAATCAGTACCGGCATGTCGAACGATGTTGTGCGTTTCAATACATCCACAACAGCGGGTTTCACCTCTGATTCAATATTATCAGATGCAAGATTGTATAACAGAGCTTTATCGGTAGCTGAAATCCAGCAGATTGTTACAGAACCTTATGTAAACCTTGTACCCATACTACCGTTACAGATTATTGCAGCGGCAGAAAGCCCAAGTGCGTCCGTTTCGCCGAGTGCGAGTGTCAGCCCGTCAGCTAGTGTTTCTCCGTCGGCTAGTGAAAGTGCATCAGTAAGCCCATCAAGCTCAGAGTCACCAAGTCCTAGTGCGAGTGCGTCTGCGAGTGTAAGCCCTTCTTCATCGGAGAGTCCTAGTCCATCGTCTAGCCCTAGTGCATCGATAAGTCCATCATCCAGTATTAGTCCCAGTGCGTCAGAGTCACCTAGTGTTAGCCCTAGTGCAAGTGAGTCACCAAGCGTATCACCATCGGCGTCAGTAAGTCCATCATCTAGTGAGAGTCCATCACCATCAGTAGGGGAGAGTCCTTCGGCTAGTATAAGTCCATCATCAAGCGAATCACCGAGTCCCTCAGCATCGGAATCTCCCAGTGTTTCACCATCGGCTAGCGAATCAGCTTCGGTGAGTCCCAGTGCTTCAGTATCACCGTCTGCATCAGAATCGCCAAGTATATCACCGTCAGCAAGTGTATCACCATCAAGTTCAGCTTCACCATCAGTGAGCCCTTCAGCTTCGGTGTCACCGTCAGCTTCAGCATCTGCGTCGTTATCACCAAGTGCGAGTTTATCACCTTCAGCATCAGCATCGTTGAGTTTATCACCATCAGCATCACTAAGTCCGAGTGCAAGTATTAGTCCGTCAGCGTCAATATCACCAAGTGCATCGGCAAGCCCGAGTACAGCACCACCAGAGTATTATAAAAATAATCCAGTCATCTTTGACGGGTTACATCATATATGTCTTATAAAGGGAACATCAAGAGTTAATACATGGAATACAAACGGTAGACCATCGGGTGCTAAAAGAGGAGCTATAGGATATAACACAGATACAACTTCTTTTGAATTATACGATGGATCTGCATGGAAATCTGTAGCATTATCATAATGGAGGTATGGGATGCAATTTATAACCGCACAACAGGAATTAGCTGCACAGTTGGGGGAGGACTATACTAATAGTGATACGGCTACCATGTTAAAAAGATGGTTGAACTTGTCATATAAAGACATTGCAGGGTTCTGGCGATGGAGCTGGTTGAAAGATAGAGAATCTGTATCAACAGAAGTCGATTATACGACAGGGACAGTATCTGTTACAGCGTCATCAACCTTATTAACATTTTCAGGTTCTATTACTGCATCACAGGAGAACCGATATATTCAGTTCTCGTCTGCTAATGATTGGTATAAGATAACTACTCATACAGCAGGCGATAATAATGCCTTAATTACTCCTGCTTATATTCAGACATCTAATCTAACATCAGGTACATTTACAATTCGTACATTTTACTATTCAACATCTTCGAGTGTAGATTATATTGTATCTGCAAAAGAGGCAATTAACCCGAGACCTATTGCTATCATGTCACCTGATATCCTTGATAATTACCATCCATTTACTGATTCACAGGGGACCCCACAGGCTATTATTATTTGGGGACAGGATTCGAGTGGTAATTGGCAGTTTACTCCTCATCCTATGCCTGATGCGAAGATATTGATTGAACTCAGAACTGTGAAGAAGATTACTGAGTTGTCAGATTCTACTGATGAGCCATTATTCCCAACACGTTTCGATAGTATCTGGCTTGATGGGGCTAAGGCATACGGGCATGAGTTTTTAGATGATGACCGTTCATCTTCCGTATTTAAGAGATTTTATCTTAAACTTGACAATATGAAAAGTCAGGATGAGGTAGGATTGTCAAAGTTCAGAGTCTTGAAACCAGTTGATAGACCTAGCGGGCGGCGTAGTACCATACCGTATCCCGCAGAATTTGGAGATGTCTAATGACTTCACGACTAGACGTGTTACACTTATCAGATTTTACAGGTGGATTGGTAACAAAACACCCGGCAGGTGAGATTGAGTTGAATCAGTCTCCTGATCTGGATAATATTACTATCCTGAAAAAAGGATTCAAAAAGAGGCAGGGTGATGCAGATTTTAATTCTACTGCTATGAATAGCGGGAAAAATATGCAGATGTGTGCATATTATAAAGAGAAAGGCGGTAATGAGTTCTTGGTGGGTATTGCAGGGGCTAAGATATATAAGAGTGATAGTCTTGATGGAACAATGGATGAGATCAGTGGGGCAGGTGGTAGCACAGCACCGACTGACGGACAGGATAATATCTATACACCTGTTATATTAAAGAATCTATTAATATGGTTCGGGGTAACAGCACCACAGAGTTGGGATGGGTCAACCGCAGCTAATGATTATCAGGATTTAGCAGGGTCTCCGCCGACTGCTCAGTTTGCGTTCTCTATGAGAGATAGGATATTTGCGGGGAATACAACTGCGAATCCTAATACTATATATCATCCTATTTTAAGTAACCCTGAAGACTGGACAGGGACAGGGAGTGGCAATACGACAGTTATCACTAATGACGGTGATGAGTTAATCGGTGGTGCACAGCTTAACAATGATATTGCAATAGTATTCAAGAAATATTCGTCATATTACTATATAGTAAACCAGTTATATTCTGGAGCAGTACCATATAAACCTTTCCTGAGTAATGTGGGTCTTGCAGGCAAGAACGCTACTGTTAATGTTAATGGTATATTATACTGGATTACTCAGGAACCGAGAATGAAAGCCACAAAAGGCTATGATATTATAGATTTTCCTGATAGTGTTGATGATTTATGGGATACTATACCCAGGGCACGGATACCATATATATTTGGTATATATTACCCTCCACTCAATCAGATACATTGGCATATCTCAGGGACAGGTTCATCTACAAAGAATGATTATGTTATTGGTTGGGACTTGAATCATAAATGCTGGTTCAGATATAAAACAGGATATAATGTTAATGTTGCCTGTATTGCACAGGGATATAGATACATGGCAGGTGAGTATGATGGCAAGATATGGGAGAAGGATTATAGTGACAGGTTCTATGATGAATCTAATTCATCAGCTGCGATAGACGCCTATTGGTATTCTAAATGGATGAATGTAGGTAATAGCATGGAGATTATCAGACCACGATTTATGGATATATCAGTCACAGCACGATCAGTTGAATCAGCTCTTATCTATGGATATGGATTCAACTATATTAAAAATAAAAAAACAGCGACTCTTCTGCAAAGATCACGTGGTGGTATATGGGATACGGATACATGGGATGATACATTTGTATGGGGTGGTGAGAGTAATGTACAGTCACGGGTATTTGTCTATGGACATGGGAACAATTTCATTGTTATGGCAGGGAATAATACATATGACCAATCTGTACAGGTTGATAATATTGATATTGCATTAAAGAAAGGAACCATTAAGGAGATTACAACATAAATGGCACTCAATCTTATCAATATATATACGGCAGAAGTAACGACTGATATTCTTAACCAGAAGATATCAGAACTATTTGCAACATTTACAGGACTTGAAGAACAGAATATCAGTCTTGGTGGATTGACTATTACCCCATTGACCAATGCAAGCGATACGTTCAATATTACAAACTCAGCTGATGTTAGTATTTTAAAAATAGGAACGGATACAAATAATGACAGGATTACGATTTCTAATAGTGGTAGTGGCGATGATATTGTGGCTCCTAATTTTACTCTGGCTAATGGATATATTGCTCCCGGTGGTAATGAAGCTCTTAGGTGGGATGTTGTCGCTATTGATGTAGATGGGACAAGTCCTGACTCGGTAGGGTATTCAATAGATGAAATGAAAGTTGTATTAATAGAATCATCAGGGCATAGAAATGGTGCATCAGTTTCTTCATCCGATGATACAGCATCAGGGCATGGGACTAATGTATTGTTGGAAAGTAATAATATAGCACTGAATTATGGCGGAGATTATTCTAATGGGGAAACGGTACATGTATTTTTAATGTACACGGCATAAATATATGATTACATATAAAAAGTTTATCAGATTTGTTATCAATACAGAAAATCATAAACATGGTGAGAAGATTAAAGCATTGAATGTTATTATGAAGATATATGATGATGGTGTTTATTCTCATACTCAGATACCTTATATCTTCGCAGGAGAGAATCAGATTGAGCTTGATATACCAGGTGAGAATTATCAAGCATATATTCCACTCAGACATTTCCAGTATGATTCGGTCACAGATACTATAATCAAGAAAAATGTTGAGGATATAGTAATACTTGAAGAGGAACGAGATACTGATAAATTGGCTCGTAAAACTGTTAAGGAGTTAATGAAATTAGAGATTAAAGATGCTAAGGAAGTATTAAGAGATGTTCTTGCTAAAGATAAGGATAAAATTATTGCAATAGAAGATATTCTTCTAAGAATCTCAATATTGGAGGAGGATTAATATGGCTCTTAGTGCCGATTATAAAACCAAAGGGTACACCCCATCATCGGGACAGACAGCAAACTCAGCGTTATATAATACGGATATAGGCAATCTATTTAATGCTAATAGTGATCTTGATGATCAAACAGCATCACTGGGTGGATTGACTATCACTCCAACTTCTGATGGAGCTGAACAGTTTAAAATAACTAATGCTGCTGATTCTTGGGATGTATTAATAATAGGGACAGAGACGACAGGGAACATATTTACACTCGATAATAATGGCACGCAACATGGGTTTTATCTGCTACAGGATGGTGTTCTTGCTAGTGGTAAACATGCTTTTTATCTCTATAGTAATGCTGCTCAGATTAATGATAGACTTCTCAATATACATCAGGATAATGCTTCTTCAACCGCTGATATAGCACACATGACAAATGATGGAACAGGGATAGGATTATATATTAATCAGGTTGGGGAACTTGCATTAGGGAAAAGAGCACTTGATGTCTATTCCAATACAGCACAGACAACTGCTCCATTTATCAGGTTTGAACTAGATAATGCTTCAAGTACACAGGATGTACTCTATGTGCAGAATGATGGAACGGGACCAGGAATTAAAGCTGTTCAATCAGGCAATGGTACGGGGTTTGAAATTGATAATGATGGGACTAGTCACGGGATATATCTACATTTAGATAATAATTTAGCAGCCGATCAGTTTGGTATATACGTATTATCTGGAACAGCTCAGACGAATAGTAATCTAGTGAGAATATATGCTAATGATGCTGCAACAACAGGTGAACCATTATATATTCGTCAGGATGGGACAGGTGGAACTATAAATATACAGCAGAGAGGTGTGCAGGCTGCAACTAAATATGGATTTCTTCTATATTCTGATGTAGCACAGGTTAATGAACCATTGGCATTAATCCAGCAGGACCATGCGTCATCAGACCAGAATTGTCTAGTAGTAGACGATGATGGGACTGGTGGTTGTTTACTGCTCGATCAGGATGGTAATGGGATTGCACTAGATATTGATTCTGAATGTGCAAATGATACTATGATGTTTCGAGCTACACCTGCGGGGACAAGCCCTGATACATTCGCTATATATCGTAATGATGATGTTACGGGAAATGTGGTAGTAAAGATAGGCTCTGGGTATTTATGGGTTGATGCGAGTAATGATCTTAGATATGGTACTGCTTATCCATCAGCAGATGGTGGTGGAAGCGTTGTTGCGATGGTATAATTAAATAGGAGGAGTAGTATGATTGAGAAACTGAACGCACAAATAGCAGGATATGAGAAACAAAGACGTGATTTGATTGCACAGGTTAATGCTTTTAATGGTGCTATTGAAGCACTTAATAAGTTGAAACAGGAGGTGGAAAAAGATGTCCCTATTCCAGAGAATACAAGCGAGTCGTGAGTTAGCTGATAGGATGAGATCTAAAACAACACCAGATACTGACACAGATACAAGTAGTGGGGTTATAGAGGATATACTTGGTAAACGAAGAAGTAGATTATTTGGAGAAGAACAAGATATACTAGGTGATTTATTAAGTGATTTCCAAACACGACAGGGCGAGTTTATGGGTGATATACGATCACGGAGAGAATCCAGGTTAAGTGAACTGAGTGATATTTTAGGTGAACGTGAAGAACAAGCATTTGGTGAAGAGTCTCCATTTATATTAGAGGATTTAGAGAAAAGAGGATTACTGCATTCAAGCGCAGTCGGTAGTGAATTTGCGAAAGAACGTGGTAAATTAGCTGAAGGTAGTCAGAATATATTACGTCAGGAAGCTCTTGGTGGACTTGATTTTGAACAGGGTCTCATGGCTGATTTATTGGGTCAGGAATTCGGCATGAAACAAAGACCACTTGAAAGATTCGCTGAATTAGGTGAAGAGAATATTGATGAGAAACTATCAAGAGAATTGGCTGATGAAATAGCAAGAGCAAATAAACGACGTGCAAGAAAAAGAGGATTAGGTAGTGGTATTGGTGCTACATTAGGTGGACTCACAGGTTTAATCCCCGGAGTAGGACCAATAGCTGCAATCTTAGCATCACAAACAGGCTCACAGTTAGGAGGTAACTTCTAATGGCATCACGATTTCCAATACAATTTGTTACACAGGCACTTGCGCAGGCTAAATCACAGGCTGATGATGTTGATATATTACAGGGGATTACTGGTGGTTTTGAAAAAGGTATGAATGTATCAGAAGCGCTACAAGGTATTATGCAGAGACGTAAGAGGTCAAGGGAGTTAGCGGATTATATGCAGACACCTGAAGCTCAAGAATTATCAAAAGAATTAGGTGGTGGTGATTTACTCCTAGAAAGGTCGGCTGAAGCAAATCCTCTCGGTGTATTGCAATTATTACAGCAAAGAAAAGCAATCAAAGCAAAAGGAAAAGATGGAGGAGTAGGATCTAAAAAACCTGCAACTCCGTTTGAGATTTATAAATTTGCACAAGATGAAGCAAGGAAAAGACTTGTGCCTAAATATGGGGGGCAATTTACTATTCATGGTATTGCATTTGACGATGATACATTAAAAGAAAATTATTATAAACAATTACCATATGTAGTGGATAATCTTTATAGAAACGCATATAAAAAAGTCTATAATATTGACCCAGGTCCTAATGCTTTTGATCCCACTCCTACAGCAGAACAAACATTGAATCAACCTGTACGAAGAATAGGTGAAAAAGCACCTGAAGAATTTCCTCTGCAATCTTTGACTGATAAAGAATTATTTTTTAAGATAGCAAATCCTTCTAAAAAGAGAAAAAGATGAGTAATGGAAACGATTTTACAAGAAAAGAGTTATTGGATGAATCTATGCGACGTGGTCTTGTAACTAAAAAAGATCTCATCAATGAAGCTAAAAGAAGAGGGATATATCCTTCTTTTAGAAAACGTCATCCTAAACTAATCGAACAGGTAGAACGTGAGGTTGGGTTTGTTGAAGAAAGACTTAAACAGGGTAAACAGATGGGGCAGATGTTAAGCCCTACAAATGTAGCTCGGCAATTAACTCATAAACCAGATTTCTTTCCTCGTATTAGAGATATTCTCCCCGATAAAGCTAAACAACTTATTCCGCCACCACCATTAGAAGCTACTACACAATTAGGAAATGTTGCATTAGGATATGCTTATGAACGTCCTGGTAATATTGTACGAAGTGCGATTGAAGAAGCACAGGTTGGTGATCCTAAAAATATATTTAATGCTGCTCTACAGGGAATGACACGTGAAAAGATAGTTAATGGTCAAGATATTGCTCGTAATATGGGGATTACAAATCCTGTTCTTAATTTATTAACTGGTATATATTATGATATAACAACTGAACCAGTAATTATGGCAGGTTTAACAACTGCTGCTATTAGGAGTAGATTGATATATCGGATGAGAGAGACAACTGCAAAAGAATTGTTGAGAATGAAACCTGTTCAATATGCAAATATAAAACAGGCTCGCACAGCAGTGGATAAGATTTTTAAACAACCATACATGAAAACCCTGCTTGGTAAAGAATCTATTAAAACTCTCAAACAACAATCTGATGCTATTGTAAAAGGGACAAGACTTAAAACAGCCCCAAAGGTATCTCCTAAACCTATTGTCCCTAAAAAAGCCATTGGTAGAGGTATTTCTCCGCAGGATGTAGCACGTAAAGAAGTAGAAATACTTAAAAAGACCGGAATGAACAATCAACAGATAACTAACTATGTTCAGGATACGTTCAAAAATGGTGCAAAGTTAAGAGAATATACCATAGCCGCAATGAAAGGTGCCATGTCAGTTAATGATGCTAAGAACAAGGTTGTAGAAGATGCTCTTGTTAAGAAACAAGAGAAAAAAGTTCCTCCTGTAAGTAGATATAAAAATGATTTATCTAGAATGAAAAGTGAAATATTAGAAGGAGAAGCTCCTCAGAGAATAAGAACAGATAAAGGAGAGTGGTTGGGAATTCCTTCAACTTATCCTGAATTTATGAAGGGTATGGCTAAAAAAGATGTCCTTAATATTATTGATAAAGCTCAAACAGGTAAGAAACTTACTGAACGACAGGATACTGTTTTACGAGGAATGTTATCAACAGTGAGAGACGCAGACGCATATAAATTAAAAGAAATCAGGGTAAAAGATAAGATTAAATCTGACGGAGATTTTGGGGTAACTGATATTGAAAATATTATACCAGATAATGTTATCAACGATATTAAGGTTTCAGAAAGTGCTTTCCATGATGTTCTTGCTAGTAAAAAAGGAGTCATAGATGTCCCAGCGTTGAGTTGGATTTCTAAAGTTGGAAAATTCTTTCATCAATGGATATTTGCTTTTTCTGAGTTAAGACGTAATGACCCTGAATCGTTTAATAAGTTTATGGGCACATTTGCTCGACAAAATGCTGCTCTTGATTCTGCCATATCTGATGTAACTAAAAGTATGGCAGGAAGAACAATATCGATGAAAGATAATGTTGGAATGTCATTAGTATCAGAAGATAAAAGACTAAAACCTCCCCCACATTTAAAAGATATTTATGATAATTTTAAGGGAATATTAGAAATTGTAGAGGCTGAATCTATTGAAGCAGGACTTTTTAAGAAACCTTTTTCAGAAAGAATGATTGAAGAAAGATTAAAATTAATTGATAAAATACATGGTAGAGATAAAATAACTAAAGCTGATCACAAGAAAGTTGTAGAATTACATGATGAAATTGATAAATTAAATAATATGAGTTGGTTATCACATAAACCTGTGATTGCTCGTGTATTTGAATCTAAAATGGCAGGCATGGATGATGGACAACGTAAAATATTTATTGATAAGGCAAGTAGGTTATCAAGTAGGTATAGAAAAAGGAAAGGGGTTAAGTTCCTTAAAGAATATCTTGAAGAAGGATTAATTAAGCCTGAAGATATTCAATTTACTAAACTCGTAACGGAGGCATTACAAGATCATTATATTAAACTAGCATATAATGATCTTTACAATTTCGGGAAAGCCAGAGGATTAATAAAGAAATCTAATAAGAGTTTGAGGAAGAGAGGGTGGTATACTGCAAGAGAAATAGGTATTGTAGCACCTGAATTAAAACATCAATTAATACATCCGATGTTTGCAAGTGGGTTGAAAGAATTGAAAGATATTAAGAGAGGTAGTCGTGGGAGTTTACTCAGACAGTTCCTCGGAGCTGTGAAAGTATCGCAGTTCATTAAACCGCAAATTATTTTAGTATACGATCTTGTTCAATCAGCTATGAAAGGAATGTACTCATTAAATCCCATAAAAGAAATTAGATATATCGCTCAAGCATATAATGACGTGCTGACTCAGAATGAAAGATATCATGAATTGAACGAAAAGAATCTGTATCAGTTTCCTTATGAAACACCAAAAGCTGCGAGAGATGAACAGATTAATATGATGGTTCGTAGGATAACAACAGAAATTCCTGATTGGGTGAAGAAGTTAGAAAAGATAACTAATATGAGTTGGGCTAAAGGGGACATTTCTGCTCTTGATATTTTAATGGCTCCAATTAGAACTCTCAGTAATATTACATGGTTTGGTGATAAGATATTAAGAACAGCAAGTGTATATGCTATGGAGGCTGACGGAACTCCAAGAGATGAGGCAATACAAGCATCTGCAAAAGGTCATGCTGCATATTCAGAAATAGCACAGAAATTTAAAAAAGATGTTGGGTTCTTTTTATTTGTATATTCTTTTAGGGTACTTATGCCAATGGAAATGGCAAAGATTATCACAGAACCTGTTAGGGGAGTTCTTGATGCTAAAACTAAAGGTGAAAAAATACCTGATTATAAGAAAAAAAGATGGGCGAAAAGTATTATTGCTACATTATTAATGCCTATTTTAATAGATCAATATATGAAAGCACGAGGGTTTGAAAAAGACAAAGCATTTTGGAAATGGAAGAAAGAAGTAGTATTGCCTAATGGTAGGAGAGCCGAGATTGTAGTCGGATTGAATTTCATTCTCAACATGCCTATTAAATGGTGGCATAGATTAACAGCACGGAATCCTATAACACCCCATAATCAGATTTTAACCAATGTGACTAATTTCCTACAATGGGAAGTAAACCCTCTTTGGAGAGTATTGTTTTGGGATATTGCAAAGAACAAAAGATCTTTTGGTAATAAAGATTTTGCTTATAATCCTAATGATCCTCCACTCGAACAACTAAGACAGATTTCAACATATAGTTTTGGAAGTCTATTCAGGTTTTGGGGTAGTATGTCAGAGAAGATTACTGATGGGAAATTGCCCATGAAAGAGCAGGAGATGGCACAAGAAATATTAGATGAAGGTTTATCAGGTTTTGATAAAGTATTATTTAGTATTTTCGGATATTATTATGTGAGACAAAATCTACGGGAAAGACAATCAATAATGATTGGTGTGTTAGAAAATGAATATAATAAAAGATTATATTCAGGATTAAGAAAATATAAACCAAAAAGTGATAAATCTAAAAAGTATAGGAAATCATTAGAGAAATGGTATTTGAAAGCAAGAAAGTGGATTCAGACTGAAATGAGATGATGACAAAGATAAAATACATCACTAATGAAGTTGAGAGTATGCTGACTTTAATGACGAGTACCGTCGAGGAACAGAGTGTTTTGATTAAACAGCATCTACATGAAATTGATTATATTGAGAAGAATAGTAGAAAGAGTGAGTATCGTTCTCTTGATGATATTAAAATGGTATTTGGTAGTTTTGATTATACTGAGATGAGTGGTGGTAAGATTAAGATAAATGGTAATTGGACGAATGAGAACATTAAACTATTACAGGTAGGGTACCATAAGTTATGGTTACATAAATTAATACATCCGCAAACAGCAGGTGCATTAGCGGAAATAATATCAATAGGGTTAGATGATAAATTAAACTTTCATAATGGTGGAGGTTGGGTAGCCAGACATATTAATTGGAATCCTGATAAACCCCTATCAAAACATGCGTATGGAGTAGCTTTTGATTTTTCTCCGCAAATATATCCATATGGTGAGAATATAAAACTACATCCTGAAGTAAGCCGTATACTAGAAAAATGGGGATTTTATCTAGGACAGAATTTTACAACTCCTGATACTATGCACGTCGAGTTCAGTACGTTCCCCATATAAACTTAATCAACATGAAAAAATCAATTAGAATAAAATGCAATAAGAGTAAGTTCTGTATACCCTATTTCTCAGACGATAAAGGTGTATATTTTAATTTTAAGAAGTTTGTACGAGAACACTACAAATTGAATCATGGAGATAAGTTATGGGTAATAATAGTGAAAGAATAGCAGATCTTAAAAATGATAGAAGAAAGAATGATGTCCAATATGGCAGATTGATTGAGAAGGTTGATAATTTAGAGAAATCTATTGAAGAGTTTAAAATATTTGTAACAAGTGAACTGAGGAGTATTTCTAGTTGTGCAGCAACGAGATGGGATACGTTAAATAAACATTTCGGACATATAGGTAACAAGCTCAATAAGGAAGAGTTTATTGAAGATTTTATTCCCGTGAAAAGTAAGGTTAATCAACATGCTATATATTGGAAGGTATTAATAGGTGTTATTATTACAGGACTATCAATAATAAAGATTTTAGACTGGTTTTTATCACGATAAAAGGAGGGTATTATGTATCAAGATGCTCAGTGTAGAAGTATGTATGAGACAGGTTCAATCGAAAGTAGAACAGGTGATTTTGCAGTTTGTAATACAGGAACTGAGGGTAGTTTTAGTCATAATCTTAATGATTTCTATTATCATCAATGGTATCCATATCAATATCATACAACAATAGTTGAAGATAAAACAAAAAAAGCATTTAATATCGCAAAATCTTTGATGGATAAAAAATTAGTTGAATGTAAAACAGTCAAACAATTTATAGATTTGATTGATGTTATTATAAATATTTTATAGTTGTTTATATTCAGGAATCTATATAAAAAGGAGGGTGTTTATGTTAAATGCCAAGATCGACAAGAACAGAATTTTAGAAGAACTGAAGAAAACTAATTACGAGGATTTAAAGGAATCATTAAAGGATTTAAAAGAAGGATTTGACTGGAATCCTTTCGATGCCGACGAGGATGAGTATAAAACAGCATGGGAAGAATTTCAGAATAATATTAATCTCATCATTGATGTGTTTCAAAAAGTCATCTTTACAGTTGAAAAGATAGGGATTACTACGCTTGGGGTGTTAGAGGGTGGTGGTAAGTTAGAGGCTGCCGCTGAGTTTATAGATTCGGTTGTTAAATTCCCGTTCTGGATCGATGCTTTTGACCGTCCCATTATCCGTATGTTAATCTCTATGCTTGTCAATCAGATTAATGCCAAATACGGACATTCATGGGATGATGCAGGACTCTTGAAAGATATTTAAGAAATCGCTTGACAGATGATGTGTTCATGAGTATACTATAAGTAACAGTACGAAGCGGAGAACACATCAAATGGCGACTCGGATGCGTTTTTTTTATTGCATATTTTTAAAAGAGCCGGAAACTTACACCTGAGAAATCGGGGATGAGTCGCCCCGGCTCTATTTATTTTAGGGGGTTAAATATGGGCGAAAGAATTGATGAAATACTTGACAGGATTAGAGAGGATTCTAAGACAGAAAGATTAACAATTAAATGGATTCTTATTTTGGTATTTGTATTTTTAATGGTTCATTTATTATTGTTTTTGTTATGACGTATAAAGAGGGAGGTGAGCTATGTATGGCTATGAATTATAATCTCGTATGGGAGAATGATGAGTATGCAAGGCGTGGCTATAACGGCAAGTGCCCATTTTGTAATGGCAAGGTAACAGTATTAAAATCATCATCATTACCGACAACACCTGGAACAACCTGTAGGATTGTAGTTATGTGTTCTAAATGTAAGATTAAATTGCGGATTGGTGATGCTACAGAGAATGTATTATCAAGAAATGACGAATTAGATAGGGGGGAATAATGAATAAGGTATCAGTGCCAGAAATAATGGTAGTAAGACCTGGCAGTATAGCGTATGTGAAGATTAAGGATGTATATATTAATCTTAATGAAGTTAAGTATTTTGATTTGAAAGAGACTGTAAGAGCAGTATACGTAATAATGCGAGATAATATTGAGAAGATTATTAATCTTGAAAGTCAGGAAGAAATTAATGATGTAAAAGAACTACTCAATGTTATGGCAATACAAATAATAGAACCATACAGAGGAGAGTAAACATGACTGAGACTAAAGATTTGACTGCTGTTGAGAAATTAGATTTTCCTAAAATTACCAAAGAGGATGTAAAGAGATTTATCTGTAAAGATGCAACGGATAATGAGATAGCATTATTTATTAAGATCGCTAATCTTAATAAACTCAATCCCTTCAAACGTGAGCTATACCTCGTAAAATATGGGGACAACCCTGCTCAGATCGTGACTGGATATGAGGTTTATCTGAAACGTGCTGAAAGAACAAAGTTGTATAATGGATTCAAGGTTTGGATTGAGGGCAGAGTCCCTGATATGAAGGCATGTGTAGAGATATATCGTAAGGATTGGGATAAGCCATTGTACCATGAAGTTGACTATTCTGAGTATGTAGGAAGGACAAAGAGCGGGAATATAACGAGATTCTGGTTAACCAAGCCTAAAACAATGCTGAAAAAGGTTGTTTTGGGGCAGGCTTTCAGATTTGCTTTTCCTGATGACTTAGCAGGATTACCCTATACAACCGATGAGATTGATTCTATTGATTCATCTCGTATATCTAAAGAACATATATATATTGATTCTACTCCTGCTCCTAGATTAGAGATAAATACAGGGAATAATGAGACAGATATACAGTTATCAGACTCAAAACCTGAAGTATTAAAGGACCTATTTCCTCCAACAGAAGGAAAAGGAAAGGTAGTAGATGGTGAACAGAATCATATCTCAGAGAAACAGTCCCAGAGATTATATGCCATAATTAAGACTAATCAGGATAAATCAGGTATAAGTGTTGATGATGTTCTTGATTTTGTTCATTATTTTTATGGTGTTGATTATAAGGGTAAGAAGAGTTTTGAGGCTATACCCTGGCAGGAGTATAAAGAAGTATGTGATGCGGTACTGAGTAAGGACGCATTTGAAATGCTCTGCCGGAACAAAGAGAGTTCTCTTGATCCACAACCTGAATAAGGAGATATAGTATGATAATAATTATTTTTATAGTGATAGGATTATGGATAGGGATGCTTTCTTGGATAGTACACGATTTACAATGTGAAATATCAGATATATATGTATTGATAAAAGATATTAATAAGAGAATTCTCGATCTTTACAAGGAGATAAAAAGTTGAGTGGATATACAAAACCTATGTGTTTACAGTGTAAATCATATTCTAATGAGTATTGTAATCATCACAAAAAGGCAGTAAAGGCATGGGATTCATGGTGTGATTACCAGAAAAGAAGAGATTATGACGCATGGGCAAGCAGACAAAAAGGCAAGGTATTTCAGGCTTGGCTTGCTAAGAATAAGAAAAAAGGGGGGTGATAAATAAGGCTCATCGGGAGTATAATACACGAAACGGGAGGTAAGATAAGATGAGGAAAATTATGTTGTCAGTTATGGTAGTTATGATGTTGGTTAATGTAGCAGGTGCGTATGAGATTGAGTTTGAACCTATGGGTAAGCAGGAGAAGAAACAGGCTCTGACTATTATGAGCGGGTCATTACTACTTGGTCTTGGAGTCAGTGGGTTACAGTATTCTGAACAGATTGACAATGATAATATGAAGGTGCTGAGTTCAGGTGTTATTATGGCAGGATCAATAGCTGTTTTGGGTGGATTTTTCATCCAACCAGATAGTAATGGACTGAAACTGTCTAAAACCTTTGTATTCTAAGGGGAAAACATGACAAATGCCCCTTATATACTACTCTTTCAGTTAAATCTAAGGGGCAAATGGAGGGAAAAGTAAGAAATGAGTACATTATATGAGCAGGAAACGATTATTAGGTTTGATGAATCGAATGATAATGTAGATATATATACCGCATGTCCACGTAGAATGAATAAATTTAAGCGGATGGGGTTTAAAGTTGACTATAAAACTAAGGATAAAGATGGTGTAATTACCGGAATGGACTTCAAAATACCTAAAAGTTGGGTACGAGTAGGTAAATATATTAAGATTGGTAAACCCGCAAAAGTATCAGAATCTCAGCGATTAGCAGGAAAACGGCTCATGGCTAACCTCAAGAAACGTAAAATGATACGTAGAAAGCAAGGATTAGCCTAGGTTTCAAGCAGATAAAATGATTTTAGCGTGGTTATATGTAAAATGTACGAAATCTACAGTATCTTTATATATAGCAAGAAACATGCCAAGTGAGGATAATATGAATAAGAAGATGAAGGAAGTAATTGAAGAAATGGCAGAAGTGGGATTTAATACAATGTATGACGATGAATGGAAAGATATAGATAAATCAAGCATAGAAGTCTTTTTGTGGAAAGAGGTTGCTTTTAATATGCTGAGGTCAATAAAGTTCCCATCAGGACTATATCAGATATGTTATAAAATGAGCCTTATGAATAAAACTCAAATTAAGGAGTTTTTAAATGAATAACATAAGCCTATGCCCGCATTGTCATTGTATGACTCATACTATTGATGGTAGATGTGGGAAATGTGGAGGAAAGAAATGAGCATATCAAACTATTACAGTAGCATAGAGAAGTGGCAAGAATTATGGGAAGAGGTTTGTCAGGAGCAACAATCAGTCACTTATGGGGATAATTGGAAAAAATGGTATTATGATTATGTTTATCGGTGTTGCGGATATTGTTGCGAATTTAATATATGCAAAAGTTGTCCTTTAGAATGGATTGTTTGTGGATACTATGCCAAGGAGTCACTAATAAAAAAACTAAACATTGCTTGTAAAAATAATGACTATGACAATATGGTAGTCTACACATGGTTGATTTTACAGGAAGTGAGTAAGAAGAAATATATGAAGTATTTTAAGGGGGAGTGATGGCTAAATTTGAAAGAGCAATAGCATATAAATATCGTGGTAAATGGAGGATAGAACTCGAAGAAGGAGAAACATTATATGTGTATGGTGCAGGTCGCCTAATATCCAATGGATTAGCGAGTAATACAATGAGAATAAAATCTTTAAAAAGAACAGAAGAAGAATTATTAAAGGATTCATCTGAACAGGGAGAATAATGGACAATCTAAAGATTAAAATAGCAGATAAAATAAATATGCTTTTTTTTCATATACTAAAAAAAGTTGATGGTCTTAATACATATAGATGTATTTTAAGGGGGAGTAATGGACAATAATATTTTTATTCTTGTTATGGAAAATATGAGAGATTATTTTATACATGGTATATTTGATTCAAGGTCAAGAGCAGAGAGTCATATAGAATCTTTGACATTGGATGATAGTTATAGAAGTGAAGGTTTAAAAATATATATATATGAAATACCATTAAATGAATTTTGCTTAGACTCATTTAATAGTGATGTTTTCAGAGGTAAAAATATAATAAGAGAGATCGTATATCAAGAGTTGAAAGGAGATAATGCAAAACAATGGACAATCTAAAGATTAAGGTATGCTATCCTGATGAGAGTAAACTCAAGAATGGCAAGGAAATGCCGGATATTGATTGGATAAAAGAAATGTCAATCACCGAGTTTGTGCATTTCTATTATGGTTTGATCAAGAAGAAGAAAGACCCGGTTGTTTATATACAGGAGACGATATAATGGAAATAATTAGAGATGAGGAATGTAGCGGTATAATGATGATCCCGTTATTACATCAATGGGGAATCAAAAGATGCAATTTTAGAGGATGCAAAAATAATCCAAATACAATTATTGTTAATGCCACTGATGAACATATTACATTTGGATTATGTGAAGAACATTATCAACTCGGCAATAAACCAGAAGGTGCTAAAATGGATTTGGTTTTTGATAATTCGGATAGACAGGAGACTTTATGAATAATTTAGAAGATTATGAATTGAAAAGTGTAAAGATTGCGAGAGGATGTCTCAGAGCATTGATAGTAAGAACACGCCATAGCAATAGAATTACAATGAAGATAGAAGATATTATTGAGGAGTTAGACAATATTATTACAGAGGAAAAAAGATGAGATTATATTATTGTAATTTAACTATTTGTAAGCACAATCAAAACGGTCAATGTAATAGTAAAAATTTTGTGGCTTGCCCTAAGAATAATGAGCAAAGTATTTTCGAGATTCTCGAAAATCCTGATTTATTGAAGGAAACGATATGAATATAAAAATAGAGTTGGATAATCCCAAGTATTGTAATGGATGTCTTTTAATGAATATTGATGCTATTTATCATATACGTTATTATATGTTAGGGTTTTTTAAACCTTACAAATATAAGATTCCAACTCCAAGACCACAGAAATGTATCGAGGAGAATGGAGAGTGAAGAATATACCGGATAAGATTTATTTGCAGATTGAAGAAGATGAAATGATAGAAGATTTTCATAAATTACTTCATTCTGATCGTGGGATTGAAATCACATGGAGTGAAACAAGAATAAATAAAAGCGATATCGTCTATTATAGACGACGGTCTAAGAAAGGAGCTTTTATGAATCAAAAAATTAGAAGTGTGTATGATAATTGTGAAAAAGTGGCTTGGACAAAGGTCTTTAAAGCAGGATATATTCTTCAAAAAGAATTTATTAAACTGTGCCCAGATGGTAAGGGTATTTGGATGACAGTAGCCTATAATCATAATGGAGATTATATAGGTAATAGTAAGAAAGCATATATACTCTGTAAAAAAAGAGGTATTATACCTGAACTAATATCAAAAAGACATAAAACTTGTTCTATCGGTTATTGTGAAAAAGAAAGAAAATGGTATGGATGGAGTCATAGAGCAATTTATGGGTTTGGTATTGGACATAGAGTTAAAAAAGGAGATTGCTCCAGTGAAAGGATAGCTGTTGGATTTAAAATAAAGAATTTACGAGATGCAAAAAAGGTTGCTATAGCTATGGCTGAATCAGTTTCTTAATTAAATCTAAAATAGATTTATTACATAATGTCAAATAAAAAAAGTTATATAAAATATAGGTGATATGGGATTTTAATTAAAGATAAACTAAATTTAATCAAATAAAACGGGCAGAGTGGCGTTCTGACGAAAACGCAACAAATAGTGGAATTCCGAAATCCGTAAGTATAAGGCTTTAAAGCGGAATCAGGTACAAACCCTGTCTCTGCCCATTGTGTCCCATGAAATAAGAAATGTCGGACACAATAGATGACAAAAATAATGATAAAATAACGTCAAGATCGACGATAAAATAGGTGACAATATTGATGACAATATTAATGACAAAAAGGGGGAGTGATGACAAAGTTTTTAAAAGCCAGAAAGATAGGGGATGAATGGCTTGTGAATATCACTATTACACATATTGTGAAGAGTCAGAGTGATGTCATGAAAATGATAAAATATGAAGGATTAAAATATCGTGAAGGATGTAGCGACAGTGAAATTATTATAGGGGATTAGGGGGTGTGATGAGAGAGAACAGGTTCAGAGTTTGGAATAAAAACACAAAACAAATGGAATACCCTACTGATAATGCGTTGAGGGATTATTTCCTCAGAAGCACAGGAGAAGTATTTGAAAATAATGACATTGAATTGGTAGAATCAAAACATTTAATTGCCCTCTTATCAACTAATTTGAAGGATAAGAACGGTAAGGAGGTATATGAGGGTGACATGGTTAGGTTCTCTGAATATTATATTGGTGATTCCTTGCTTCCTGAAAGCGTAGAAGAAATAATATATGAGATTAATGGATTTAACGATAATTTAATGATTGGGTATATGGATTGCCCGCAATGGTGTGAAGTGATAGGAAATATATATGAAAATCCTGAATTAATTATATTGTAAGGGGGGATGATGAAGAAACCTGAGAAAAAGATTTTACCTGAGATGATAGCAATAGGAGAAATAACAGATGCTGTCTATGATAGAGGATTTAACGAAGGATTAGCGGAAGGTCTTGCATACCATGATTATGTGCATGGTCGGTTGCCAGATGAGAAGGAAATAGAGAATATTATTAGTTCAACTTGTGGCAGTCAATTAGCAAAAGCAATCCATGATAGATTGAGGGGGAGATGATGAGAGAACAACCAACAGAACAAACAAAAAAATTATGGGCTTTATTATTAGCATATAAACCTAACGCCCATGTAAAAGAGATAAATAAATATTTTGCAAAAATAAAGAAACTATTCAAGGAGAATAAGGGGATGTGATGGACGATATAAAGCATAAGAAGTTAATGAGTAAGCGTTCATTCAAATGCACTTTTAAAGGATGTAAAAATATTCCCAGCATAATTATTGACCATAATGGTATTATATGTGAATTATGCGAAAAACATTTTACTTGGGGAATTGAAGAATGTATTAAATGAGCATAAAATCTATGATAGGGGGGATGATGAAGAGACCAAAACGTAGGGATGAATGGGAAGAAACTACTTCTGCAAAGATTCAATTTGATAGTGGATATAATCAAGCATATGACGAATGGGAGGCGTACTATTACTATATTTTAGGTCAGTTGCCTGATGAAAAAGAAATGATAGAAATAATTATTCAATATACTCAAGATGCTATTGATCCTAATTATATATCAGGAATAGCAAAAGCGATCCACGATAGATTAAGGGGGAGTGATGAAATTTAGAAAAAAACCTGTAATTGTTGAAGCCCATAAGTGGTATCAAAATGGAGATCATCCAGAAGACAAATATGAATTAGGAAAAGAGGGGAAACTTGTTAGATATTATAGAACCCCAGATAATGATGGAAGAGAAGAATGTAAATATTGTGGTTATTATATTCATTCTCATGGTTGGATAGATACACTTGAAGGTGGTCATATTGTTTGTCCGGGTGATTGGATTATTAAGGGAATACAGGGAGAGTATTATCCCTGTAAACCAGATATATTTGAACAGACTTATGAAAAGGTGGAAGAATGAGCATAAAATCTAAAGGAGGGTGTGATGCAACAATATTATTGTGATTTTTGTAATGATAAAACATATGGTGGTGAATATATAAGAATTACAAACTTTGATGGTGATGTTCGTAAATATGATTTGTGTGAAATTTGTCATAAAAAAATGATTAACTATATCAGAAATAAATATAATCCAATATTAGAAATTAGAGGTTGAATAAATGAGCATAAAATCTATGATCTTGGTTATCTGGATTATTATCTTGTCTATTGTAGTAGTGCAAAATAATGCGAAATTGCGGGAAATGAATCAGGAATTGACTGAAATAAGGCAATGTGTCATTGGAATTACCAATGTGTCCCTTATCATGAAAGATATATTATTGTTACAGCATGATGATGATATGTATTATATGGTCAAGGGGGAGTGATGATTCCAAAAGATATTTTACATAGAGATAAGGGATTAAGTGAATGGAATATAGTTTCGGCTTATAGAGGCTCTATTTCTCACGGAATGTATATGCCTAATAAAAATGATAATTCTATTGATGATAAAGATATAATGTCTATCTGTATACCACCAATCGATTATTATTTTGGTCTTAAACATTACCATAATAGGGGAACAATAGAGATTAAGCAAAACGAATGGGATATTGTTATTTATGAGTTTAAAAAAGCTATACAGTTATTGAAAAAAGGTAATCCAAATATATTGAGCATATTATGGCTCAATGAAGAAGATTATATTCATCAAACTGAATCATTTATAACTTTGATTGATAATAAATCATTGTTTATAGGCAAACATATATATCATAGTTTTATCGGATATGCTAAAGGACAGTTATATAAAATGACTCATTTTAAAAAATATGATGGATACATGGGTAATAAACGTAAACGATTAGTCGATAAATATGGATACGACACAAAAAATGCTTCTCATTTAATAAGACTTTTAAGAATGGGGATAGAGTTTTTAAACGAAGGAAAATTATATATAAAAAGATATGATGCTTGTGAATTATTAGAGATTAAAAAGGGAGAATGGGAATTGAAAAAGGTTGAAGAAGAAGCTCAACGATTGTTTAAAATAGCAGAATTAAGTTATGTCCATTCTAAGCTACCAGATAATTGCGATGAAAATGGAATCAATAAGATTTGTATAAAAATATTGAAAGACAGATTTATAAAGGGGGAGTGATGAGTAATCCTATAAACATAGGAACAAAAACTAAATATGGTAAGGTTGTTGGTATTTTATGGCTTGGAGAAAGATACTATATGATTATTAAAAATAAGGTTGTTTCACTAATGCCAGCATGTGTAATAGAGGGGGAGTGATGGATAAAAATAAACAAAAGAAATTTGAGTATGAGGTAGTGAAATCATGTTCAGGTAATTGGAAATGTTGTCAATATAGTGCAGTAACAAGTGAACCATATATATATTGTAAATATGAGGGATATTGTATATATCAATTACCAAATGATGGAAGCCTTGTAGATAAGACTATTGATATTATCAATAGAGATAGGGAGTATGATAAATGAAGAAATGTCTGGCAGGAAAGAAGAGATGTGAATTATATGGGTCCATTAATAAGGCTATATTAAAAGACTTATGCGGATTGTGTGGGCTTGTAGAGACTCATAAGAATGTATTACCACAATATACTAATAGAACAATAGTGAATTATAGACGTGTTAGGGGCGGGATTAAGGCTATTAAAAAGAGGAAGAGGAGATATGAACATGCTGGCGGGTCGGTGGTTGATATCGGGTTATAATAAAATATTATGTCTATTGGGTAAACATGAATATTATAAGATATTCAGAGGTAAGGTGGTATATCAGAAAGGTTGTAGGGAGAGAATAGAGGTATTTGGAAATGTATTACGATGTAACAAGTGCGGATATGAAAAATGTAATATTACAGGGGAATGCTCTTGACGTATTAAAAGAGTTGCCTGATGAATATATTAATTGTGTTGTTACATCTCCGCCTTACTGGGGACTCAGGGATTATGATGTTGAAGATCAGTTAGGTCTTGAACCAACATTTGAATTATATATAAAGCATCTATGTGACATATTTGATGAGATTAAGAGAGTCTTGAAGAAAGAAGGCACTTGCTGGGTGAATTTAGGAGATAGTTATAGTAATAGTGGTAAGGGTGGAGATTCAAATAAAATGTATGCCAAAAAACACACTCAATTTGGAAAGATATGTGATATTAGACGACATGGAAAACCAACAAGAGTAAAAAACCTCCTGTCAAAATGCCTTTGTTTAATACCCCAGCGTTTTGCAATAGAGATGTGTAATAGGGGTTGGATATTGAGGAATACAATTATCTGGCATAAACCGAATTGTATGCCCTCCTCCGTAACTGATAGATTTACTGTGGACTTTGAATATCTATATTTCTTTGTAAAGAATAAGAAATATTGGTTTGAACAGCAATACCAACCATACGCTAAGTCAAGTTTTAATAGATATATCTATCCTGTTGCAGATCATAATGTTTCATTAAATCAAAGAAAAGAAGGATGGGTAACAACAAAAAATAGAGATAAAAGAAAAATATTGAATATGAATCCTAAAGGAGTAAATAAACGAACTGTATGGACAATCCCCACGCAGAGTTTCAGTGAGGCTCATTTTGCGGTATATCCTGAGGAGTTAATTACCACACCAATCAGGGCAGGATGCCCCGAAGGTGGGATTGTTCTGGATCCCTTTGGGGGAGCAGGAACCTCGGGAGTCGTTGCAAAGAAACTTAATAGAAACTATATATTGATTGAGTTAAATCCTGAATATATTAAAATAGCAGAAAATAGAATAAAATATACTCATGTTCAGGAGGAGTTTAAATTATGAGTAATAAATATTATGCTCAGTTAGAAATAGTTATTACATCTAATAATATTTTAAAAACAACAATTATTGAATTATATGAATTATATCCGAAATTAAAAATACCTATATTATTAGATTATCCTAAATATAAACTTAATGAAGATGGATCTGTGGGGGGAATGTCTTCTTTGACTATATTAGAATTTAAATTATGGAAACAAATATCTGAAGATACTGGTATATATAGATTAGTGGATGTAATTAAAAATGAGTAATAAATGCCTGCCTCTTCATTTAAAGAATAAACGTCACAATGATTGGATTTATCCGTTTTCTTGGATCCCGAGATCATGGAACGCTTTCTGCTTATTTCAACCACCTAAATTGATATTTGGATATAAGGTTTATGACTGGACAAATAAATATGGTCAATATCGAATTGAAGATAATGAAACACACTGGTTTTTAGATAAACCTGGTCCTAATCCTTGTCAGAGAACACCAAATGCTTGGTATATTGGGTTTCCCTGGTACTTTACATGGACAATATTTGATACTGGATATTATATAAGAATAGGATTTAGGTGGGACGATAACGATATGTACTATAATCTTGGCTGTGCCTTTAAACGAATTGACGGAGGATTAAAACGAGAATGAAACTTGACAAGATAACCTTTAGAATTGATGGGAATCCGATTCCTAAACCACGCATGACGAAGTCGGATACCTGGCGCAAACGCCCCTGTGTACTAAAATATAGAGCGTTCGCAACACGTGTACTGAGATCATATCTAAACGAATGTATGAGACAATCTTCTAACGGTCGCTACATCTTCGATTTCCCGGTAAGCCTCTCTATATCGTTTAATATTGTTGGTTCACTAAACCGCATGGATTTATCTAACTGTGTAAAGAGTATTGAGGATGCCCTGAACCGCTACGCCTGGGAAGATGACACCATGCAATATATAAGAGAATATGATAATATATCAGCATATTCAGTCTGTGAAATTATGAACTGTCATAAGAAACGCTGCAAAATCTCCGATTGTACGCATGCCTTTACATATGTGACCATATCAAGATATACATAATGATTATATATATTCTTATGAATAGGAGATATAAAAATGAAGAATAAAGAGCAATTAACAGATAGTGATATTATTGAATTTATAATAAAATATAAATGCAATGGTCATGAATATGGTTTACGCTCAAATATTAAACTCCCCATTAAAGCGGTAAGTCTTGACGCATATACCGAAACTTTGGCGCTCCGGATGGTCTCCGCTCTCATAAAAGAATTTAAAACAAAGTACAAACTTCCCCTAAATAAAGACCTCTCCACTATATATAAGAAATCTAAAAACAAGTAATGATTATATAGAATCTCCGATTATTCTAACTAATCTAACTATCAAATGGGGAAAAGATTCCCCATGTATTTCACTTATTTTCATATTGCTGAAAAACGCAGTAAAGCAGAGCAAAACGATGGAAAATGCTTGATAGTAGCTCTCTATATATATATTCTCCGGTTTGACGGAGTTTTGGAGTGTTTTGTATAATAGTGTTTGTAGGGTGGTCAAGTCATTAAAAAGAGACCTTAGCAGGGTAATATGCTGTATGCTAAGGGCGAAAGAAAGATAGGAAAAAATTTAACTGTGGTTATTTTTTCCTTCCTTTCTTTCTTGAGCTTATAGGTTGACCTTAATTAAAAAGTAAGATTCCTATGTTACTTACTCACAACCTGTGGATAACCTGTGGATAACTTTATATACTTCTATATTGCATAGATAATATATAGTTAAAATAGAAGCTCATTATCCGTAAATAATTCGGGCGTGAGCTTATTTTCTTTTCTTTAATTTAAGATTAGTATATCTCATTTTAGTAAAAAAACTTCTATCACTTCTTAATTTACATTGTAGACAGACAGAATATCCAAAGAAACAACTCTGATTATTAGGACGTCTAATATTAAATATAGAAGCATTTTTTTTACCACAACAAGCGCATCTGTTAGTCATTTTTCAAGCCTCCTTTTTCAATAGTTCAATACCATAATTTAGTATTTTTAATCTCATTTTTTTACGTACAGAAACAGCACAAGCCATAGCAGCAGCAGCAGCAGTAAAAGCAGCATAAGCAGAAGCCGCCGCCGCCACATTATCATCATCATTATATGTGAAAACGTCATCAGCTGCGGAAACAGCCGCCTTTTTGTTTTCTACTGACGGATCGGTAATACACTTTTTAGCAGCTTCTATAGCTTTTCTCGGTCTATCATCATTAGGATATCGTTTTTCATAAATATCAATAACTTGTTCAGCTGCGAACACCGCATAGCTAACACATTGCTTATAATTCATACAACGAACTATCAACCAGTTTGCCCATTCTAACTTATCCTTTTTAATTAAGATATCTAATGCTTCTAATGGAGATAATTTCTGTTTTATCTCTTTTTCAAATTCTTTAAGTGCTTCTTTACAAATACATTTTTCTTTCAACCATTCTAATGTTATTTTCATTTCCTTACGCTCCTTTTATTATCATATACATATGCAGATAAATAGAATTACTATATAATATATATACGATATTAGATTTTATTTGTTTAATAGTCTTCCGGTCTCATAATCGTAAAACCTTCATGTTCATTGAATACAAGCCAGAAAGTGTATTTCTTGGGACGTAACAAGACAGTGAACGGTATTAAATAGCAGTCGCCTTTACTCTTTAAGATACGACGAAATTCGAGAGTTGCCAGGTAG